TTCCTGCACCTATATCACTTCTAACCTGAGCTGCTGTTCTTGAACTAATTACTCCACTTGAAGTAGTTAAAAATGTTGATGCAGTTGTGGCTATTGTAGGTACTGATCCTAATGCTACTGAGCCTGCAAAAGTTGCGTTTCCACTTGATAGTGTTAATGCACTTGATGAAGCATTATCTCCTATTGTTGTTGCACTACCAGTATGTAGTAATATTGAGTTACCGCCCCATTGTACGGAATAGCCATCATCCAATATTACTTCACCTGCTGCAATATCTATACTACCATTTACAGTTACACCTGTATTAGATGTTGTTAATTTTTGAATGTCATTATAAAACAATGCAACACCAGATGATTCAGTACATATTATAAAATTATGTGCTAAAGTTGAACTTTCTAATCTTAAATCTGTCCCTCTTATTCTTAAACTACCAACTCCATTATCTTTTATATAACTATTACTACCATCGTGATATATTTCTAAATCACTACTGTTACCCAACTCTAACTTTACGTTATCATTAAATTTAGTAGTTTGTAAAAAATTAATAGCCATGAAAAATAGATTTTTACAAATATACGAATTAAATTAAAAGCGTTTCGCTAATAATCTAACTCGTATATGTAATATTGATTAAAGTATCTCTGTAATCATTACTCTAACCTCAGCAGCAGTTAGTGCGGTTACAGTTCTAAGAGTTACTGTAGTTGTAGAAGTTCTCTCAACAGTTAATTCTACTGTGTCGTAAGGAGACTCATTTCTATATGCTTGAACCATAACATCTCTTGATCCTAAATTGTGAGTTAACACATAAACAGTAGCAGAATTGTTACCAATATCTGCTTTAAAGTTATGATTTGTTGATATACAATTTGTTACTGCTGCACAGAAGTCTGTTATCTGAGAAGCTGGTATTGCAATAGTTGCGTCAGCCTGACTTGTAACTTGTCCAAATGCGTTAGTAGTAATAACTGAAGTTTCCGTTACCGAACCTGTTGATGTATTTGCTCCTGCATCTAAGCTAATTGCTCCAGATCCATTTACATTAATTCCTCCTGATGCTGGAACACTTACAAGTCCTACTGTAGTAGTTGTTGCTATATCAATGTTTGATTGTACCTCTACAAAATCACCTTGAACTGAAGCTCCTGCTACAGCATCTTCTGTTGCTATTACTTGATCTCCAATTGATAAAGGCTCAGCCGTATTTCCAAAGAAATTACCCGCTGTTGTTACAACATAGAAATCACCGACTGAAATTGCAACCCTAGCTGCACCTACAGTTAAGTTAGTAGATCCTCCGTCAATAGCACCTGTGGATGCGTTAAATCCTCCTTTAAATTGTAGAAGTCCAATAACCGCACCATTTAACTGATCTAAGTTTACCGCGTCAGTTCCTGCTGTTGCTGTTTTAACACCTGTAAGCTTATTATTACCCATCGGAACATCTGCGGTAGCAGCGCCCCAACTATTAAGTGGAATATTGCTAGTTAAAATTTTAGCATTTGAACCTCCATCAACTACTGTTAAGAAATCAGATGCTTTAGTCCATGTTGTTGTTGTAGTTAATTCGTTTAAGTCTAAGTTAACTGTTACATCATCTGTTGCACTTACAGTTGTATCAATTCCTGTAGAACCTTGTATTGTTACTGTGTTACCATTAGTTATTGATTGAGTAGTGCCAGAGTCAGCAGCTAAACTCCAAGAAGTCATTTCTCCAGTTGACCCTGTGTAAGCTATTGTTACAGCTCCTGTTGCCGATGATACGCTAATGTCAGATCCGCCAATCGCTGAAGTAACACCTGTGTTTGTTAAAGTTACAGATCCTGTAGAAGCTGAAGAGCTAATACCCGTTCCGCCTGCTATTTCAGTTACTCCTGAATTTGTAATAGTTGTTCCAGTTGCAGTAGTAGCAGTAGTAATACCAGTTCCGCCTGCTAAATCTACAGTTACCGCTGAATTAACTGTTAAGTTTGTTCCTGAATCCCCTTGTAGTGTCCAAAATCTATAGTTATCACTTGTTGGAACAGTAGGCATTGTAATCGTTTTAAGATTCAATCCCGTAACGTGACCTGTAGAATTTGAAGTAACTGAGTCTACCGCTGTAAATGTTCCTGCTGATCCTGGCGTTGATGAACTTGTTGTATTTGTTCTTGTTGTACTGTCGTGATCCACAGTTAAAGTATCAGTAGCTGATGCTGCTGTTGTAAGATATACTCCCCCTGCAATATCTACAGTGTTACCATCTACAATATTTTGTGATCCAGAGTCCCCAGTTAATGTCCATGATGACATTGAGCCTGTACCTCCTGTATAAGCAATCGTTACTGCGCCTGTTGCAGCACTTACAGATATATTAGATCCAGCTACTGCCGAAGTAACACCCGTATTAGTAAATGTCATTCCTGTTGCAGTAGTTGCAGTTCCAATTCCTGTTCCTCCAGCTAAATCTACAGTTACACCATTACTAACTGTTAGATTAGAACCAGAGTCTCCTTGTAATGTCCATGAAGTATATCCTCCAGGTACTCCTGCCCAAGTATTATCTCCTCTTAAAAAAGTAGATGAACTTGGAGAGCCTCCTGCTGATAAATCAGCCGTTACAGTTACTGCTCCTGAAATTGCTGAGTTAGGAGTTAGGTTTATAAATGTTCCATCTGTAGTAGTTACTGTAGTAACACCTACATTAACAGAACCACTTGAAGCTGATGTAATAATTCCCTGTGCATTAACCGCTACTGTTGCAAGAGAATAAGTTGCTGCTGTAACACCAGAACTAGGCATATTAACAGATATAGTTCCCGAACTTGTAATAGGAGAACTACCAATAGTAAGGTAATTACTAGATATTGCAACAGAAGTTACAGAACCACCTGTTCCTAACTCTAACCAAGTACCGCCACCTTGATGCAAATAAACCTCGTTAGTGTCAGATTTGTATATTAATTGTCCTTCACCTGATAAAGCGGCTGGTAAAGCTCCTGTTATGTTTTGTACCTTAAAGTTTGTTAATTGCGTATTGTTTAATGATACGTCTTGTAAAAAATTAATAGCCATGGTTTTGTTTCTTTTGTTTATTAGTTAAAATATGCTTTTCCGTTTGTTGCGTCGTTAAATGATATGGTTACCTGATTTAAAGAGTCATACTCTACTTCTCCGTAAACAGTAATATTAGCGGTATTAACTACGCTTACTGAAGGAAACTTGTTTAGTCCATGAAAGACAACCCAAGGGGTTGCGTTTGTAGGTTGACTAAACACATAAGTCTTATCTCCAGCTATGACTCCATACGTTAGCAAAGATATAAAATAATCTTTATTTTCTGCAAGGTTGCCAGTGCCTGCCTGAAAGGTAAGTCCTATGTCAAAAAACTCTGGCTCAAAAGCATTTGGCGCAGCAGAGTTCCATTTGTATATTCCAAAAATAGCAGGATTGTCTACCTGAGATATTAAAACAGTAGACGTTATTAAAGGTACAGAGTAATATGAAGAAACGTTTATCTTAGAGTTAACTTGAGTTTTGCTCAACATAAAAGAATTTATACTAGAAAAAGCAGGAGTTCCAATTGCTGATTGAGAAAAAGATATTGTTCCTTTTTTTCTTTCTGTTCCTGCCACATGATTTTGATAAGAATATCTTAAGGCGTTAACCTCTATCTTATTACTAGTGTTTAAAAACACCGCAACATCGTCAAAAGTAAAGTTTTTAGTAGCAGAATTATTTAATGCGTCTGTTCCTATTACTTTGTCCGCCCCTATTATTATGCTTTGTATAGGGTATGATGCAATTCTTGACATTTTTTATTTATTTTTTATTTTAGTACCTTTTTCGTATGAACGACCTCCAAAATATGCTGTAACGGCTGTTATAAGCAATACTTTTAATAGATCCTTCCATCCATCATCAACTACAAAGGTAATAAAACCTGAATCAATAAAAATAAGCAAAATTGTGCTTATTATAAGGAACATTAAGGTAAGCGGGCGCACAGATTTAGAGAGTTTGCTGTCAGACGACATATCGCTTACCCATCTTTCAGTTACATTTCGTTGTTTTTCAGCTTGCGCGTTATTTAACAGCTCGGCCATTTCTTTTTTAAACGCAACTTTCTCATCAGGGGTGTGAATAAATCTATCCACCACATCGCCAACCTTATTAGCAACGTCTCCTCCTGTTGATCCAAATAATTTTGCCCAGATATTCATGTTAAATTTTTATATTCTTTTTTAGCATTAAAACTAGGGCAGAGTTTTTCAGAAAAATCTCTATGTCCAAATATTTCTGCATTAGAAAAAACTTTTTTTAAATATTTTAATAAAATAATTAAAGATTCTTTCTGTTCTTTTGTTCTTGTGTCTACCCACTCTTCCATAAATGTGTCTTTCCCCCCTATATAACACACTCCTATACTGTCTTTATTATTCCCTTTAGAATGAGCTCCAATGGTTTTTAATAACCTCCCAACCTCTATAGTTCCGTCTAGCTTAACAACGTAATGATACCCTATGTCTGACCATCCATTTCCGTTGACGTGCCAATCTTTTATATGACTAGCTGAAAACTCTTTAAATTGTGGTGTAGCAGAGCAATGAACAATAATCTTATTTATTGTCCTCATAAGTTATTTTCTTAATTGATAGACTCTATCATCTAACCTTGTCAACATTTCTTTCATCTCCATCATTTCAGTTTTTATAAAAACTAGCTCCTTTTGAATTTCAATCATTTGTTCTGTTGGAGTTTGACTCGGTATAGGCAGTTCTTTTGCTATCTGTATGTCCGCTTGCAAAGAATAATACATTCCCACCATACTTGCAACCAACACAACCATAGTAATAAAGTTTTTAGGACTTAAGCTAAGTTTGGTGTTTTCAGAAATAATATCTGTCATGTTACCAAATTGCTAAACAATTATTTCTAGCTTCTTCTGTTGTTCCAGTAGCAAAAATTCTTCTTACTTGAAGAGGAAGATATTCGCCTACAAGAAAGTTGGTAAATGTTACATCGTCCCCCGAACAAGTTAAAACTCTTATATTTACATATCTAGGGTCGTTTGTTCCAGCAGCAATAGCAGTTATATCTTGTTTTATCACTGAACTACTTCCTATATAAAGAAGACAACAATCTGCTGATTGCATAGTACTTAATCCTGTTCCTTTAGAAGAAGAGACAAAAACTGTATAAGTATCATTAAATGTTGCAAAACTTCCAAATATATCAGCGTCTAAAGTTAATTGCGATCCAGCTACTTCAGTAACTAAGGCCTGTGTGCTATTCGTAGTATTATAAACAACATCACCCACCTGAACCCCTAGTGTTAAAAAGTTTTTACTAATATCTATTAATACGTTAGATCTTAAAACGACATAATTTTCTCCTCCTGCTGCGGTAGTAAATATATTAGCACTAATAGTTAAAATAGTTGATGCTACAGCGGTAATATTTGCGTTTGTATTAGCGGTTGTATTACGGATTGTGTCTGTAACTAAAACGGGTCTAGGAATTGTAGTTCCTTCAAAATTTCCAGCCGCGTCTATACATTCCAAAGTATTAGCCGCTGTTGTTGATGATGAAATTACAGCGTTTCCAACTCCTGTTATTCTTTGTGTTGATGGTAATGACGGAATGTCAATGGTGTCGCTTGCTATTACACTTAAAGCAACGTTCGTGTTTACTACTATCTTTTGATAGGCCATTTTTTTTGTTTTAGAGGGTTAAAAATCTCTGTTATTTTTTATAAGGAAAAGCTCTGTTAAGAGAGTCTTTTCTGTTGTTGCATCCACAGTCGGATTTTCCTGCTGCTTTTGCCATTTTTTGTGCTACTTTATCTAGACCTGTTGCTCTAGTAAATTTAGCTATTGAATCTCCCAGTCCTTTAGAGCTACCTTGTAGCCTTTGATCTCTTTCCTTCATAAGCTTATTTACATCTATTTGCATTTACAATATTTGTTGGGACAGCTTTCTATATCAAAGGTTAAAAACCTCATGAAAGAGTTCCAAAGACATTGTAAATCACAAAACAAAGATAAAATTTTTTCTTTTATAATTTTTAGCATATTATTAATCTCTATATCTATCGTTAATTTTTGTTTTAGGTCGTGCAGAAACATATTGAACATGAGAATCGCTACTTGTAGGAGCTACAGTTTTTTTTGTATTTTTTTCAACACCTGGTGTTCCTGATGTTTTTATAGCTATTAATTCTTCATAAGTTAAATTTGGAACAGGTTGAGGTTCTTTTTTTAAAA